GGCTGGTCCTACATGGTAATATTGATAATAAGTTATTCCTCCAGAAGTAGCAGCTCCGGCTCCTCCTTCATTACTATCCATTGTAATTGTAAGTGTAGTTGTAGTAGGTACGCTAGTGACCATAAATTTTTTATCACAAAAATCTGAAGCTCCAAAATTAGAACCTGTAATAGTACTAAATGTACTTGTGTCTCCGAACAATATAATATCTCCGGCTGCAAAATTATGTGCAGAAGAAAAAGTTAGAGTAACTTCTGGGTCTCCATTGCTAGTGGTGAATGCATTTGTAATTGCTGTTCCTGATGGATTAACTAAAGGATGTATATCATAATAAACTCCTCCAGAATAAACATATAAAATTCTATTAGTGCCTATTGCAGCATATTTAATACCTTCTTTATTAACCATGTGATGCAATCCTCTTGTAGCGCCGGTAAGTTTTTTATCTCCTAATTGTGACCAACCACCTATTTTTTCAGGTGTACCATATCTAAAACGTACATTTTCCCCACCTGTCCACTGAGACTCAGCTCCGGTAGAGGTAACTTGTTTATTGAATCCGGGTAAAAATCCTAATTTTTGTAGCATATAAAAACCTGTTTATCAGGTAATATAACAGATTATGTGCTATTTCAATAGAATATTGGGTTAAATCCGTGGTAGATTTATACTTTAAATAAAAAACAATTGGCGTATGTTATCAAATCATTGTTGTTTTTGAAATGTTTTTTTACCTTTTTTATTGGCTCTATTACTTGTTGTATACATATACTATCATGCCCCGTAAAATAACCACCTTTTTTTATTTTAGGATAATAGGCCATAGCCTCTTCTAAAGATTGTTGTTCTGTCATCATAGCATCAAAAAATATAAAGTCTAAAGATTTATCATCAATATGTTTTATAGCATCTAAAGAATCTTTTTTTATAACAACAACTTTTTTACCTTTTGGTGTGCCATACTCTATGTTTAACATAGCAATTGATTCGTTTAGTTTCATTTGTTTTTCATCTGTTGCTGTTACTGGCACTCCATTTGGAACCCTTCTTAAATAATCTACATAAGGTTTCCAATTATCTACACCTATTAATTTTTTTACATTATTACAATTGTGCAAGATTGTTAAAAAACTTTCTGCTCTAAAGATACCTAGTTCTAAACCAGTTAAATTTTTACCCATAATATTTATTGCATAAATAAGAGGAGATATATCTGTCTCCGTTACATCTTTATACGCTGTTAAATGATTCATCCTCTAAACCACTGTGGTAAACCTAGATGTAATCTTTTATCAAACTGATTATCTTTAGCTCCCGGTGTACTTATATTGTTATAATGTAAAAATACTTGATAACACTCTTGACCTTGAAAAGGTTCTCTCCAATGTTCTAATTCTATTCCTTTATATACTAACATATCTCCCGGTTTTAAATTTACTTTAACACCTTTTTTATCCTTCTCTCCTGATGGTTCTAAATAAATTGGCCAATCATCACCACCTAGATTCATAGTAGTTGATATCTCACAACTAAATCTATCTTTGTGTCTTTTAAGTTCATCACCTTTTTTATAAATTCTTGCATACGTATATGCAGGACTTAATTTTAGTCCTGTTACTTTTTCCATTTCAGGTTGACACTTCAACATTAAAGTTTCCATAGCAACATCAGAGTAGTGACTGTAAGTATTTGGTATCTGATCGTTTTGAGTTTCATAATGACCCATCATAGTTTCAAATGGTGATATGTATCTTAGTTTTCTACAAGTATCATAAACTTGTTTTTTCATAGCAAAATAATTAGATAAGTATTCTGCTAAATCTTTTGAGATAGCTTTTTTAATAACTGCGTATTTATTTTTTTTAAAACTCATAATTTATATTTAAAGTAATTCTATAATGTTTATCTGTGCAAGTGGTGCTAGAGTGTTCTAACGAACCATCAAATATCACAGCTCTATTGTCCTTTGATTTAACCTTTTGATCTCTAAATAAAGTGTGTCCGTTATTTTCATTAAGAAAAAATAAAACAACCCTATGTTTATCTTTTCTATCTGTATGAAAACCATGTACAACTTGTTTATCTGTTTTTGCATAAAAGTTTAATTTTGACCTAAGTAATTTTTTAATTTTTAATTTTTCTATAAAAGGCTTTATTATGGGTGAATACCAATCACTATTAATACCACGATCTTCGTGGAAAAGAGTGTGGGTAAGAAAGAAATCATCATTCTTTTCATCAATAACCCCGTGTTGTACAAACCAATTAAAATCTGGATTAATAACCAAATTTTTTATTTTATCATACTGATCTTTTTTAAAAAAATTATCTTTCACTTTAAACATAATTAAAATTTATTAACATTCTATTATTACAATCAGTAGAGTTAGTGCCATAATGAGTTGTTTCAGCATCAAAGAAAACCATTCTATTACTTTTACTTTCTACTTTTTTATCACCTATCATTGTATAACCATTATTGTCATTCAAATAATATATAGCTGTTTTACATTTAAAAAATTGATCTTGATGTTTATCAAATTTAATTAATTTATTAGATATAGGATTACAATTAGCTTTTATTCTAATTAAAGATAATGGTTTTAATTTATCAATTATAGGATCTAAATAGTTATAGTAACTAGAATTAACACTATAGTTTTTGTAAAATATATGAACAAATTGATAATCAAATAATTCATCTTTTTTTGTTACTTTACCTTTTAAAAAAAACCATGGAAAAGTATCAGATTCCATCATCAATCTTAGAGCAACACTTTTTTCAGCATCTATATAATTGTCTTCTATTTTAAACATCTTTGGCCATTCCTTTTGGTATTGCTTGAATGTTCCAATGTATAAATCTAAAAGGTGATTTGCCATGATCCACTGCAAACTCATGTTCAAGATATCCAGGAAATATCATTATAGTTCCTGGAGTAGGTTTAAAATGTACTAATTCATTTCCGGACAATAAACCATTATTAGGTTTCATAGCTAACTTAGTAGCACGTGCTCCTGTTCTTGGTTCATGAAATATTGGGTATGATGTATTTTCATTACATTTTAAAAAATAAAAACCTGATACGTGTTGATTCCAATGTATGTGTGCTGAATGATGACCACCACCTTTTTTAGCAAACTCTTGAACCCACATTTCAGAAAAGATAGTAGTGTATCGTTGCATATCAAAACCACACCAATCTAAAAAATCCCAGGACTTTTGACCTACATAATTTCTTAAATCAATAAAATTATTATCTACTAAAAGAGGAGTTGAGTGATAAGACTTACCAAAATCTCCATTCTTTTTTATAAATTCTTTTTCTCTTTTTTTAGATTCACTGATGTATTTATCGGATGCTTTGTTTAAACTTGTTACAAACTCTGGTTTTTGGTCAACCCATACTGGAGTTTTAAATATTTCTTCTATTTTCATATTATTTAAATGGATATCCAAGGTTCCACATTACCAATGAATATCTTGTTCCTTTCCTTACTGGTTTAACTCTATGCCACACAAATGAAGGAAATACTATGATAGAGCCTTTAGATAATATTTCTTTTGCTTGTGTTAAATGTTTAGATTCATCTCTTAAAGGTGGATCATAATTTCTAAAATCAAATTCTAATTCACCACCTTCATATTCAGATCCATCTGTTAACTGAAGGGTCATAGATAGTTTTCTTATTTTACCATTTTCATTCTTGTTAGTTTTTTTATAAGGTCTATGATAACTATCAGCATGCCAATCGTAATATTGATTAAGCTTGTATTTAGTAAATTGAAGTGTTTCGGACCAATCCCAATCAAAATTCCACCCTGCACTTTTATTTGCTATCGTTACATAAGGCTGTATTTCTTTATATATCCAAGTATCATTCAACCATGTTACATCAGAATATCTTCTTTTTCTAAGGGCTGCTATTTGATCCTTAGTTAAATCATCTTTGTTGCTAAACGCGCCCGTTCTAGCCATCTCTTCTCTTTTAGATAGTGCATGTTTAATTATGTCATCACATATTCGTGCAGGAACAGCTGATTTAAAATACCAATAATAATCGCTTAAAATCATGATTTTTTAAAAATTATATTACCTGAAATTGTTTTTTGTTTAGACGATTTCATAACCATGTGTTGTAAAAAACTAGGAAAGACAATT